TTGAGTGTTTGACGGTGATCCAAAAGTAACATCGGTTAAGTCTTCAAACTTATCAACAAACCCAAATGTTGAAGCGGCCAATAGGTAAGCGGCACCAGAACGGATGACAAAAACCTCATCGCCCGCAACTAAAGAGGTAGCTTCCTGAACGCCCGCTAATACATCCCCGCGTGATTGAGGGTTATACATTTCCGAGGTCATAGAATCGTTTACAATCCTATGTTTTGAGGCTGGTATTTGCGTTTGACTTTGTAGCTGAAAGTTTGAAATCGCTACTAATTCTGCTTGCGTTGCCATTTTTACTCTGTTAAGAAGTTTTTATTAGGTCTAAACCCGAAAGGCCTAGTTCTCTTTTTCTTGATAGGGCTAATCATCTGAACGCGGCTGTCAATGCTCTTGCTCTCAATGTAAACCACGCTATCAAATGTAAACTTCACAGCCTTTAACCTATCCGTCATCAAAGCAATTGCCACGCATTGATCGCTCCGTTTCATCCGTAAGATGGTCGCCCTTTCGTTCTCGCCTACTTGGTTGAATGTCCCTCTTGGATCGCTCTGTTTCGTCACACCGAATTGAGTTATGTTAATACCATGTTCGGTCATAAACCGAATGTAAGTAGACAACGCCCAGACCTCCTTAACGTAGTCGGTATAGAATGTAGCCAGTTCATTGGTGGCATCGTCAGCGAGCGCAAGTATAGCGGTCATCATGTCGGCAGTTAAATACGGTTGAACATCGTACTTTCGTGCGTTTAGAATGTGCGGATCAATTAAACGATCGGTTATGTTGGTGGTGAATTGCGAATAGGTCGCTAGCTCTGTTTTAGTCAACTGCATTTTCTTCCTCCTCTTTAGTTACTAGAAATATATCTACCTCCTCATCCGTAAAACCGTAGCTACTTTTTAGTAAAACAGCCGCCTGTTCATAGGTAAATTGATCTTGGTTAAACTTCCTAATGATCCTTTGAAAGCCTTGAATTTGTCGGCCTGTCAAATCCCGAAGAACGGAGTTTGTGATTTCGGGTGTTGTCCCTTCTATTGGCGCAACTACCTCCGCTTCTACCTTTGGTATCTCAAATATATCCCTAACCTCATCGTCTGATAATCGGGACAGAACAGAATCAGGCAACAAGCTGAATGGGTTTAATTTACTGATTGTAAAGTCTAACATCTCACCGTTAACCAAATTTGGTCTAAGTGCGTTTAACTTTTCGGTGATGTAGTTTTGACGGTTTATGATTGAAATATAAAACAAGTCCATCGCGTTTTTTAGCTGCTGCGAATTACCCAATGTTCCTTTTGATTCGAAACCACAAAGCACGGGAGGGACTTCCATTAATCGGCAAACCTTTTCCCCTACTCGAATAGTAGACTTGTCGGTCATATCGATGATCTCTTTATTATCTAATACCGTAATCGTTGGCATTTCTTCCTTGGTTCGCCCTTGCACGTGTAAGATTCGAGCAGCGTCTGGACCACAAAAAGATTCTAGGTCTTCGTTAAACCTTCCTTTATCGGTTAGGTTGTCATCTTCGCTTACTGTTTGGTCATCGATTACGCCCGTAGCTACAACCACTTGCGCGCGCCATCCTTGCGCAATGTTTGATAGTTCCAAAGCGGATATTGCTGAGTCGCTGAGTATGTCTTCCATCCCTGCATAGTAGCTAGGGATAGGATATAGATCATAGTTACGTCCTAGCTTTGGGCGGAAACAATATGATATCTCGCCTAATTGCTGACCTTGATTTCTTGATTCTGCGGTGATTAGCGGTTTACGCGATTCCCATTTTAGCTTACCATCATAGGCGCGATGTGTTACAGTTTTGTTTTCTGCTTTTGAATACTCGCCCATCAGGCGATTAACTAAGAACTCATCGCCCCGTTTACGTATCCAAGGAATCGGAACGCTTTTACTTTCTGCAATTTTGTTGTTGCTATCAAAGAACAGTTTAAGCGCAAAGCCATTTAGCTTTACCTCGTTCTCGACTAGATCAGATAAAACCTCGTTCCATGTTTGGGTATTGTTGGCCATGGTTTTTCCCGTGGCTTCGTCTGCGAATCCGTCCGCCTCAATGAACTGCTTGAGCCTACCTATTGCGATGGTTGCGGTTCCTGAATTGTTTATCTGCTCAATGATTTGATTAGGTAGGTCATCCTGAATGCCGTACATGTACCATCCATTTTGCGACTTCTCAATATAAGCAATAGCATTCTTGAACAGCCTACCAACGGCATCACCAACTAAACCAAACGCGCCTTTCTTTTTATTGATCGCCATTCGCTGAGTTGATCACGTTAAGAATAGATGCCTCAGACTTTGCACGGCCTAACTTTATACCGTTAACGCTTGCGTATTCCTTGAGTTGAACAACGGTCCAAGCATCGTTAGGTGTGTCGTTTGGAAAGGATTGAATCTCTACCTCTGCCGAAACGGTTTCGAAGTTGTGATTGTACTTGTTGGGCCACTTCGTGAATAAAAAATCTACATCCTCATCTGTGAAGCTATTATGATCGATTGATCTGTTTTCTATTGGAATGTGAATAGCGAACTGCATTACTGCCTTATATTTCATAGCGTTGAATTTTTACTAAATTAATCAATAGTATAATCAATGCTTTGAAACATGGCCATAAAAAAAGGCTACTGATTAAAGTAGCCTTTAGGGTAGGGTGTGTAAGTCTGTTTAAAAAAGTAGATTAGTTTGCTCAGGCATGTTGTTTGATTCTTTTATTCTTTGCTCCGCTATTTTAAAATACTCTTCATTCATTTCAATACCTGTAAAATTTCTATTGGTATTCTTGCAAGCTACGCCAGTAGAACCGCTACCCATTGTTAAATCTACTACTAAATCATTCTCATTACTAAAAGTCTTTATTAAGTCCTCTAGTAATAAAACTGGTTTTTGCGTTGGGTGGTGTCCTGTATAATCCTTTTTGTATTTTAGAATATTGCTTTTGTATTTGTTTCCTTCCCATAAGTTAAATGTGCTTGTTGGTGTGTGTTTTAAATATTCATCTTTTATGTCTTTATATTCTCTAAATCCTTCCATTTTATTAATACTATACAATTCAATGAAATTATCGTAGGTGGTTTCGCTTGGAAAATTAAATCTTCTCGCTGTATCGCTATTAAAAGTATCTAATACTGCATACTTTTTAAATCCAGCATTTTTAAAATCATCATAAATATCATAGTTCTTTTTATTTATAAAGTCTCTTACTTTATTTGTATATTTTTTTGATGGGCTTTTAATATCACAATCCTTTTTGCTAAATATTAAAATATCCTCTGTAAAAGAAACCATATTAACCGCAGCACCTAAAGCAACTGCAAAATTATCTTTTTCCCAAGTTGCTCTATAATTAAATGATATATTTGGTATTGCTTCGGTTATCAATTTAGTTGTATAAGGCTCTTGACTAAATAATATCATCTTACCATTTTTTCTTAATATTCGGTTTGCAATTTCATAAACCTTTTTCGGGTCTATTGCTAAATCCCACCCATTAATACCAAGCTTGCGCCCTCCATCAGTGTTCATGTTTCCATAAGGTAAATCGGTCAATATCAAATCAACGCTACCGCTTTCTATTTTATCGCTTTCAATTAAGAAATCGCCTAACCTTAAATCTATCATGGTTTATGTTTAAAATTCGTTAAAAAAAGGCGGCCACTCCTGACCGCCCAACCTTTCACTCAAACCAAAGCCTTTAATCGATGCTAAATACTTTCCTTACAAAATCAACCCATTCTTTGTAGGTTGTGTTATCGTCTAGGCTTGCGCTAATCTTCGCCCCGCTGTTCATTGTCGTCTGATACGTTACGTTGTGTTTTTCATCAGAGGTAATGATTTCAAGCCCTTTTGTCGTTTGCTTTATTTGATCAATGAACACATCCGCAGTGTTTACGCTAAAGCATTCGGGACATCTGTCGTGCGTTCCCCTTGGCGTTATGGTTTGCAGTTCCTTGCGCTCACCTATCCAACCGCATTCGGTACATTTCATTTCTTGCTCCATTTGTTTTACCATCCGCTTGTTAGTGTATAGTCCTCTATCATGTCTTCCGCTTTATCTCTATCTTGCTCAGCCTCTTCCGTTAACTGGTACTCCTTATACCATGCGAGCCTGTTGACTATTACACCGTCCTCTACCTTATAGAGTGCGTAACTGTTTATATTATCACCCCCGCAAAGTTGCGAGTACGTGCCGTCTACTATGCCTAAAAATCCTTTATCGAAAAAGCGCATGCTCGGAGGCATGTCGTTACCCACCTTTACGAATGTTAGTTTTCTAAATTTCTGCTTCATACTTCTATTACGTTAACGGGGGCGAAATGTTATCTAATTTTGCCCTCAATAATTCGCATGTTGTTCACCTCGTAGGATTGATCCTTGTTAATTGTGATATGTGCAAAGCCATGATTCCATTTGTTGTTTGGTAGGTACTCAGGACGCAAGCCACACAAAGAACCAACAGACCAAGTAGTAACAACATCCCCGCTTAAAGACTTCTCAGAATGCTCAGAGGTTTGATGGTGGTGACCAATGATACTGCATTCCTTCGCTCGCATGTATAGACCTCTTGCAGGATTGACAGGACTAAAAACACTGTGGCCAAATTCATGACCATGCAGAAGCGCAAGTTTACCAGCGTATGAGGTTTGTTTAGACTTGACCTCAATTATACCTAATTCACTAAAACGCAAAAGGCTGCTAAGTTCAAAATCATTAATACCTAACATCTCAGGTGCATTTAGTTTTAAAAAGTTTTCCCAACGCTCCTCATGGTTGCCCATTTTATAATATACTGGTACCTGAAATTGATCTCTTAATTCCTTTAGAAAGTTTCTGGTCAAATCAAGTTCACCTCCTAAATCCCTTAGCCTACGATCCTTAGCATATCTACTCGCTTGATACATATCCATGGTGTCGCCATTTAAGTAAATAGCGTTTACCTTTTCAGACTTTCCGTAATCTAAGGCTATTTTAAGCGCTTCATTATCTTGGTATGGTAAATGTATGTCACTTAAAAATAAAACGTTGCTACATGCCTTAGCTAGCTGTATTGGCTGCAATTCTTTGTAGTCACTCTCTGGCATAGTAAATGTCTGATTCATAAATTGTTTTTTTTCTAGTTCACTTCTTTTTTCTACTGTTGCATTGCCTGCCTGACTTTTAGCCTTTTCCCCCCTACATGCTCTCACCATTGATCGGGCATTGTCAAAGGTTTTAAAATCAAAAGGATGCTCGTTTAAAAGCATCCTTGATATGGCCATGGTTGAGGCGTTTGAAAATTTCTTGCAATAATCTGTTGCTATTTCTCTCTTGTAAGTAGCTATTGCCATAGGTTAATTTTTAATAAAGATAATCACAATGGTCATATAAAAAAACAGCCCTATCTCTAAGGCTGTTTCAAAACTAACTATGAATGGAGAATTTTTAAATTACTAGATTATCTAAGTAGGCAATATCTGCCGTTAAGGTTGTGGGATCAGTCGCAGCATCATTAAAGAGTAGCTGCAAGTTCTCATGATCACCCGTCATTCCTAAGGTGTATACATTGGGATCAAGTAAAGCAGTTCCAGAACCACCGTCAAGAGCCGAAGCCTTTAAGCCGAAACTCTGATAGTTTAAACCAAGGTTCATTCCCCAGGCTTCTATTTGTCCCGCGTTTGTTTGTACAAAAATACACACCCCTTCTGCATTTAGCAAGGTATCAATAGCCGCTAGTTCGTCTGCGTTATTATAGTACAGAACCAAGTTTACCGCTTGCGTCCTTAAGTTCTTATTCTCGCCTACTGCCAACGCCATTACCGCATTGTTCTTGTATCGTTTGCCGCTAACTGTTATAAAACCCTTAGAGGCTGCGAAGGTTAACGCTGTTATGGAGTTCCCTGTTCCGTCCGTCTTTGCTGAAATATCCGCTAGCAAACCTATCCATACCTTTAATCCTAAACCTCCTGATTTTTGAAGGGCTTCGCACGAAGGAGTCAAGCTTACCGTTAAAGCATTACACATATCTTTTTATATTTTATGGTTAAAAATGGGAGGCGTGAACCCCCCTATTTAATTAGGCTGGTCGCATAAATAGAATTTGCTCACCAAATAGATAGTCGATGTTTGACTTCATTCGGTTTCTCATTCTGTAAACCTCGTCTAAGGTTGTATCACCCTGATAAGATATCTTAATGTTGACATCATCAGAAATCAAGTCTACATCTAAGAACACGTTATCTTTGTTCCATGTTGCGATCGTGTTCGGTGCCCAGAAAGGCATTGATTCAATCGTCATGTCTAAGAATGGGATACCACTTTGCCCGAAGTAAGCTGCTCTAGTATACTCGCCGCTTCCGTTGGCTAGTGCCGCGTTCGCTTGTCTGTAATACTTTTCAACCTTTGATCCAACTAATATTCTTGTATCGCCTTTCAATCTTTCAGTTTCAGGAACTAAAGCGTAATTGTAGTTTAAAACATCAATTACGTTTGCTTGGTTGATGAACTGGATTGTACCTTGGTCCGTAGCCGTGTCGCCTGTGATCGCTTTGTTTACCCTTAATGTTGTAGTATTAACAACTTGCAAAACGCTAACCGTCTGGCCTACTATTGTAGTTCCCCCGATTTGTTGGTTTCCGTTTGTCCCTAAAATAGTGATCTCGTCACCTACTTTAATATCGGTTGTTGATCCTACTACAACCGTTGCACTACCCGCTGCGGCTGTTGTTATATCGGTGATCGTTCTAACCGCACTATCAACACCGCTTAATTCAAACTTCACAACATCCGCACCCGCTTCTAACGTGGCCAAAATGCCAGGATAGGCCGCGCTAATTGTAGCCGTACCCCCTTTAACATTTACACCACCTTTTCCGAGAATGTACATTTGCTCATTCATTCTCGCTAGTTGAGGCTGGTAAATTTCAGACATCAAGAAGTTAGATAATTCAGGCGTACCCAAATAATCATTGAATGAACCAGGACGTAAAGTTTGAGACTCCCAAGTAGTCCTTAATAGTTCAAAATCTGTTTGGACATGAACCTCGTAAGGCACTACTTCCAAAGCCTTCTC